GCGGGCACTGATTGAATAATAGCCGATTCAGGTTGAAATTCCCGAATCTTGTTGCACTGAGGACACCGCGCCCAGGCGCGTATGCCCTCCACATCCGGGCCACGTTTGTGACACACGCCACAGAACGTCGAGCGGCGAATCATGTGGTCATTCATGCCGCTTCCCTCGGAAAGGTGCTAGGGTGCGAGGCATGATTCGCATGACGATCGTTGCTGTCGTCATCGCGGCGGGAATCGCCACTTACGGGTTCACCCGAGCGGCGTCCACGAACTGCGATGCCGATTCCTCTGTCCAGCCAGTCGAGGCGCAATTCGTCTCGCTGCTGAACACCTACCGCGCTCAGAACGGCGCCGGTCCGCTCACCGTCTCGCCAACGCTGCAACGTAGCGCCCGCTGGATGGCGAACGATCTCGCTTCGCACAACGGGTTCAGCCACACCGATTCGCTCGGCCGTGCCTTCCAGACGCGCATCCTTCAATGCGGTGCTACGGGGTTTCTCGGTGAGAACGTGGCCGGTGGCGGGACCACTGCCGCGTTCCTGTTGCAGAACTGGCAATCCTCCAGCGGTCACAATGCAACGATGCTCAACCCCAACTTCAAACAGATCGGAATAGCGTTCGCCCAGGGTGGCCCCTACGGGACTACATGGGTTGCCGACTTCGGGAGCCAACAGGAAGCGCCCACACCGCTGCCCAAAGAATGCCGCCCCGCGCCCGAGTTCGGGCCAGGGGCGATTGTCTGTGACGGCGGTGGCCCTCCGGGTTGGAACGTCCTGCCGATTCGCTTGCCGATGCTGTCGAAGGATTAGGTTCATCCCTGGTCCGCCGTGTCGAGAAGTTGGACGCTGAGGTACGCCGCGCCACCGGAGATGCGAGCCGAGATGCGGTCACCCGACGAAAGGTCGATCGGTATGAAGTTGTTCACGTCACCCGGCACGATCTTGTGCTCGCCAATCGATGTCTCGGAGCCGGGGTCACCCGTGGCAAGTTCGATCTGGATGTAGTCCGGGGTCGCAGCGGGCGAGACGATGAGGTTGGTAATGGTGGTGTCCGCGTCCACCGCGTTGTCGGCCGCACGGACCGCTACCGTCATCGCCGTCCAGCTCGTCACCGTGCCGACCCAGCCGGGGTCCTCGCTGCCCGATGTGATGTCCTTCCCCAGGTAGTCCGACCCCAGGCCGGTATTCGTCACGAAACTGTTGGTTGCGTTCGCCCCACTGCCGTAGGCGTAGCCCGAAGACGATGTGGCGTTGTAATAGCCCACAGCCGCGAAGAACAGTCCACGGCCGGCCGTAAACGTGACTGCGTCCGGGCTCATCGCCGATACCGTCCCCTGGGCCCCCGAGGACACTGCCACGCTCCCGGTCCACTTCCCCGCCGGAATGCGGTACACGTGCGCTGCGCAGTTCGCGGAGCCCGCCGTGAAGCTCGGCGTGGTCCCGCTCTCCGTCCCCGCCGCCGTCTTCGTGAAGCAGGCCAGCGTGTTCGGGAAGCCGCCGCCCACCTCGGTGATCTCCTTGAGCTTCGTCCAGCCGCTCGGCGTGCTGTGGCCGCCCGTCGTATTGGTCGAACAGAACGCGATGAGCAGGTCACCCGCCGCGATCGACGCCGGCATGCTGACCGCGCTCAGTCCGCCGCTGCCCGTCGTCACCGTGGGCGCCGCGGCCGGGGCGATATGGCGCGAGAGCGGCCGCCACGTCGTGTAGTCCGAAAGCAGGAACTGGCCCCGCTCCGGTCCCGGCGGCAGGAAGTACGGGCCGTCGTTCGTTGCTTTCATATCACCTCCCACCTTCTTGTCGGCCCCGCCGTTGTGAATCCAGAGATCCCAACTTGAGTCATCGCCGGGAGTGGTCTGTGCAAGGTAGAGAAGCGGAGTCCCTTCCTTTTCGATCGTCCACCCGCCACCAGAGAACGAAGACTCACCCGTTATCCGCTCGACAAAATGCCAATCGTGGGTTGAGTTGTCCCAGACCCCGAGGCGAAGCTGGTTGAAGTCATCCCTGATGACGCGCAAGTTGAAGTTGCGGTTGTCCAGCCCGCCGCCGTTGTAGGCAGAGCCGAACATGTCCGCGATCAGGTCGCTCCATGCTGAGTCCGCGTACCAGCTAACCTTTCGTTCGGAGCTGCCTTCGATCGTGGAATCGGTGAACCCGATCAGGTCCAGGCCATTGGGCGAGAGTCGCGCCACGTTGTCCCCGAACAGGACGAACGGAAGCGGTGCCGCCTTCACCGCCTGAAGCTGACTCATGAACTGCGCCGTGATATTCCCGTCGTTCGGGACTTCCCGGAGGACATTCGAGAGCGTCAGCTTCCACGTATCCGAGCCGTCGCCGTTGAACGTCCGCGTGAAGCCCAGCAGGTAAAGGTTGGTATCGACCGTCAGGGCAGTCGTTGTGCCGCCCGAGGAATCGAGCGCGTTCCCTGTGAACTGGACGCGGAAGGTATCCCCCACCTGGAAGCGGTAGGCACCATTCGCCACATGCCGCAGGCCCACCACCTCGACGTCGTACTCGTCCAGCGGGTCTTTGTGCTTCTGAAGGAAGTTCACCGCTTCGTCATAGAGCGTGTTGGCGGCCCGCTGAAGGTCTGTCGTGGACGTGCCCAAGGGAAGGATGTCCCGCACCTGGATCACTCTCTGCCGCGTTCCATACGTCGCCACGCTGGTGCTATCCGAAATGTAGTAATACGTCTGGGAGTCCGGTCCCGTGGCGCTCTGGATGGTGTAGGGAGAGGAGCGCGTCGAGTTCGCCAGGTTGAACCAGACCGACGATCCAGCAATCCCCGTCTGCTGAGCAATGGGAATAATCTGGTTAGCCACGTCGAGCGCGTAGCTGCGTTTCTTGATCGACCGGATGGCATACAGGTAGGGGTTGTCCGCGAGTCCCTGGGAGTGCTCCGCGACGTTTCGGAAGGTGATCCCGGAAGCGGTGCCAAACGCTCCCACGTCCACCTTCGTGTCGATGTTGTCCTCTCGGAGGGAAAGCCCGAACACGTCCGCGACGAACACCAGCGATTCCCAGATGGTCCGCCCGTCCATGCGGGTGGTGATGTTCGTCGAAGGGGAGGCGATGTCCCCAGAACTGAACTGCGTCCCCGATACCAGCGTGGACACCACCGTGGAGAGCGTCTGGTTGTCGAAGGTTCGCCCGAGGAGCGTGGTGGCCCATGTCAGGGATGCCGCTGTCGAGCGGCCCACCACCACGAGCATTTCCTTTCCGTCCGAGCCAACCTGATTCGTGACATCCTCGATAATGCCCTTGAAGATCAGCCCTTCGGTGGATTCGTAGCACCACACCTGCCGCGCGATCGTCAGCCCACCAGCGGCGAGCGAATCCGCCGCGACCGTCAGAGTGAATGTCCCGATCTTTCCCAGCGTGAGACCGTACACGAAGCCCAGCACGTCGTTGTCCACCAGAGGTGGCACATCCAACGCTGCGCCGGCTGCGCTTCTCAGGTCTACGCGAATCGTCACCCCTAGAGGTACCCGATGTTCACGTGTATCTCGGAGGCGGCGACAGCGGTTGTCCCGGAGTCGGCAACGTCCGTGACGACGGTGATCCCGATGCCGGTGGAGAAGTACAGAGGGTTATCTCCAAAACTCAGGTTAGCGATCCCGCCCGCCGTGGAGCCTGGGATGGGGACGGTGTAGACCACACCTGATCCCGCCGTGGGAGTACCCGCCGTGTTGTGGAACTTCAGGTAGCGAATAGCCGCGTTGATGTTCGAGCACTGGACGTGCGTGACCCAGCCCGCCGAGGCTTTGATGTTCACCGCGTTCGTGGAGTTCGCCGCAACGAGGTGGTACATCGAGCACTCGAAGGCCAGGTCGCGCCGCGCGGTGCCGTCCACGCCCGCGGTGACTTTGACGCGCGGGTACTTCACCGAGGAAATGTCATCGGTGGCGTAGGTAACGGTATTGCCGCCTGCGTCCAGTGTGGTGTCGGTGTCAGCCATTGGGTCCTCCTAGGAAAAGCACGGGTAGAAGCTCCATTCCAGGTCGAAGTTGGGAATACGGATCGTGTTCAGCCACGGGAGCATGTGCGGCCGTCCACAGCAGACCTTCAAGACGTTGTTCCCCGGCCGCAGATAGAACCCGGTTCCGGCGAAGTTGGAATAGTCGTTGGAGTACGCCGCCCCGTTGTTCGTTGAGAACTGCACCAGCCGCGCCGAGGTCTCGTAATACAGTTCGTGGTCAGCCACGTTCATCGACCGGAGGAACACCGCCCTCTGGCCCGTCGTGGTATTGAACAGCACGGGAGACGTGGCCCGCGTGGTGCCGTTGTTCCTGAGCCGGAAGGTGACCGCGTAACAATTGACGTTGCCGGTATTGTTGATGGTCACCGACTCGTTGGCCGTATCGATCGTCTGACTCCCCGTGGTGGCCGTGACCGCCTGCCAGTCGCTTAGCCCCAGGAAGCTAAACGCCGTGGGCATAACCCCGAACTGGAAGGTCTCATTGAACGTCACTGAGGGCGCCGAGAGTGGCCGCGCGAGACAGCGCCGGTAGGTAGTCCCATCCACGTCCAGCCGGTACAGCCAGCCCTTCCCGATACGCTCGATCTCGGAGGTCGCTTCGTCCAGCGCGGTCTCAAGCGCGGTGGCAGTCGATCCGTAGAGCAGCCCACGCACAGTGATGCGCCGCGGGTCTTTGGGAGAGACTCCGTCCCCCAGATGGTCGTGGGCGTAGTTCGCACCGACACCCGAGGAAATCGGCGTCCGGTACATCTGCTCGATCTGGTGCTCAGCGCGGTTCTTCAGGAACGTGTAGCTGATCGTTCCGTCGAGGCTTTCGAACTTATCGATTAATCGGACGCCCATTACGCCACCATCCCGGCAGTTGCGAGCGAGTAGGCGATGGTGCCTGCAGCGGTGCGCGCGTCGGCTTCGGTTTGCGCGTTGACTGTGTCGATGTTGACCACGATCGGCGCTGGTAGACCCACAAAGCCGAAGTTCGGGTCTTGCTGCATCCGGTAGATGTCATCCGCCGTGAGCGTGACGCCGCGCGGGTCCTGGTAGTTCACCGAGGGGTTGCCCATGCCGCCAGGAGACGACGCCTCTCCCCCGCCACCACCACCGACTTGGTTGAACACACCACCAGCCACGTTCCCGATTCCGCCCGTCACGCTACCGATGATGTTCTTGGGATTGAGTTTGTCCGCCAGACCTTTGGCCATGCCCTCCGCCCAATCCCAGAGTTGCCACGCCATATCCTTTAGCCCCTGGAGAATCCAGTGAACGATGTCCGCGCCGAGTTGCCAGAGGTCTCCGAGTCCTGTCCAGATGGCATTGAACACGCCTCTACCCAGTTCCTCCGCTGCTTGCGCCGCCAGGGGAATGGCACCCCGAATTGCCCCGATAATCGCCGCGAAGTCATCCTTCACGAGCTGCACGAGGTCATCGACGATCTTTTTGGCCTGATCCCACGCTCGGCCCCAGTCGCCCGAAACGATGGCGAGAATTAGCCCAACGGTATCCTTGAAGATGGTGGCCACGTTCTTGATGTGGTTCCCGATGCCTTCGAGAATCGGCCGGATTACCGGCTCCAGTGTGTTGAAGATATTCTTCAGGTTCTCGATAGCCGGCTTGATGTTCTGTTCGTAGTAGTCCTGCGTCTTGGTCGCGAAGTCGCGCACCGCCGGGATCACCTTCGTGTTGATCGCGGTCACAATTTCCGTGAGCGCCGGGATCAGAACCTGCCCGATCTTCACCTGGAGGTCTTGCCACTGCGCCGATAGGATGCGCTGCTGGTTCGCCAGTGAACCCGACGTGCGGTCGAAGTCGCCCTGTGCGTCCCCCGCACCCTTGAGCATCAAGGTATAGGTGGCAGCGGCCTTCTCCTGGGCGGTGAGTTGCGCCGCGTTCGTCTTCCCGGTCTCGGCCATCGCTTCTTGCTGGACAGCCGCCGCGTTGATCGTCGGGACAAACTTTTGAAGTGCGTCATACTCGCCTCGGAACGCTGCCTGTTGAGCCTGAAGAACGTCCGTAATGTCCGCGTTGTGGAAGCTGGCGAAGTCACTGGCCAGTTCCGTCATCTTCATGGACATCTCGGCGGCGGTCTGCTTCCCCATGCCGAGCTGGGAGAACATGTTGCCGAACGCTGAGGCGGAGTCGAGCGCCTGGGCTTTCGATTGGCCGAATCCGGTAGATGCTGACGCCGCCCAATCGTTGATTGCCTTCGCGGACTCCCCAAATACCGTGTTGCTCTTCGACTGGATCTCGTTGAAGTCGCGAGCAAGGCCGATCGAACTCTTGATGGTATCGACCGCCATCCCCGCGAGTTGCCCGCCCACCTCAGCCATGAAGATGCCGCCGGCAATCTTCCCCATGTCACCGAAGGCTTTGCTTAGCTTCCCCTTCAGTCCCTCGGCGTCTTTCTCGGCTCTGTCAGTATCGAGTTCGACTTCTACGCGAACGTCATTGGCCATTCTTGCGCCTCAGTTCCGCCTCGTAGAGGTCAAGCAACGCCGTCTCGGTGAGGACACGCCGCGCATCCGCCCGGTCCAATTCTTCGGGCGTGTAATTCCACATCTGGCAGAGGTGGCGGCGGGTCATGGCAGCGGTTAACTCCTCCGGTGGGGTTACTCGTTCTCCGGTTCGTCGGTTGGTTGCGCCGGGGAATCGCGCCCATTGCTGGACTCTTGCCCTAAAGGGGCACTCGGCCCTCGCATCAAGCCCATCCACCTGTTCAGGATTTCGAGCTTCATCGGGAGCGGGATGCGCGGGAATCGCTCTACCGGCAATGGCTCACCACCGCTGGTCAGGTTCCACGACTCAATGAACGTCTCCGCGAATTTCGCCAGGGCTGAGTCGCGATCGTCCGCACTCCCATCGCGGGCGATCGCTTCCAGCGCCTGAAACTCCGCAAATGTCGCGGCTGTTTTCACTACGACTTCGAGACCAGGAAATGCCTCGAAATCGAGCGTTTCTGTCTCGGTGATTTCGTAGCCCACGGTGCCACCTCCTGAGGGCTGTTAGCTGAGAACCGTCCGCAGGATGTAGAGCAGCCGGTTCAGCAGCCGGATTCGGATTAGGCCCACGTCGGGTCAGTCCCGGACTGGAGGCTGAAGGTCGCGGCGATGGTCAGTGAGCCATCCGCTCCAAGACTCCAGTTGGTGTCCTCAAGCACACACTCAACCGTCAGGGTCTGGCCTGAGACCGCAATCGCCACGGTCCGCGAGGAGTCGTAGGTGGCAGCGGTTTTGAACACGTCGAAGGTGAGATTGGAACCATCCTCGAAAACAAACGTCGCGTTGAGCTTGAAGTCCGACCGCAGCAGCAGCCGCTTCATGCCCGAGACGTTGATCGAGCTGATGTCCTGGACGCCGCGCGGCGTCTGGAACCCGAGCTGGGTACAATACGCGCTCAGGTCTCGGCCTGTTCCGCCCGAGTCGTCAATCGTGATAGTTGCGCCGATACCGGATTCAACGGCCATTGTGTCCTCCTAGGAGACCCAGAGCGGTGGGGTAACGAGATGGCGCACGAACAACACTGCGAACGTGCATGACGTGAAGGTGCCGGCGGACACCACGCGGACATACCGCCGCACAGTCCCGTTGACAGCCGTCTGGATTCGTTGGGCGCCAATCCCCGTGGCCTGCGTAAATGCCCCGCCAGTGATCGCGCTGAACGCTGAGTTGTTGGCCGAGTCCTCAAGGGAAATCGTGATGTTTGTCCCTGAGAACGCGGTGATCCACAGGTAGGCGGAAAGCCCGAACGCCGTTGAAACCGAGCCGTAGTCCAGCGAACTTCCGTTGGTGGCCGTGGTGTCCGTCCGAAGTCCAGCGGTGAGCATCTCACCCGGTTCGATCGGCGCGGCGTTGCTCAGCCATTGCACCGATGCCAGCAACCCGCCGTCCGCCCCGAGTGCCCAGTCGTAGTTCACCTGCTTCGCCAGCATCGCCAGACCCTTGTCTCCGATAGCTGAGAAAGCCTGTGCCCAGAGCGGCTGCACATCGTTCCGGGTCAACCCCTTCAGTGCGACGTGTTCCTGTGCCGCGGCATCGTTGAAGAAAATGGAGGCGGTCATCTCGCCACTCTTGCGGCCATAGATGCGCTTAGTCCCAGAGACGTTGATCGGGGACACGTCGAGTGGGCTGTTCGCCAGCCGCATAGTCGAGAGCGCCGACACGTCCCCGGAGATGTCGTAGGCTGCGCCAGTCGTGCCGATGAGGAATGCCGAACCGAGGCCTGATTTTGTCGTCATTCCGCAATCGCCTCCGCGTTCAGGTTCCAGGTGTCGAACTCGATGGTCAGGACATCGAAAGGCGCATCGTTCTCGCCGTACCGTTCTTCTTCGATTCGCGGGTACTGGCGGATCTTCAGGTCATCGATGTTTCCGCCCAACTTGGAATCACCCCTTAGAAGCTCCTGTATGCCCCGTAGCGCGTCCCACTGCTCCAACACAAGGTTCTCCCTCGCGCCTTCCAGCGGCCGCGGCTTCCAGAAGCACTTGACCGTCCACGACTCAGCAACCATCGCCTTCCGAAAGGTGTGGTTCCGGTAGACATCAGGCAAAGTAGATTCGCCGTTCAGCCAGAAGATGCAGAGTTTGTCGAACGGTGCGAGCCCCAGCGGTCGGTGCGCGTAGACCTTGGAGAAGTACGTACTCGAATCGTCCGGCCGCGCGTAGCTCTCCAGGTGCGTCCTGATAGCCGAAATAACGTCTGCCCTAGCCATTGAGCAGCCGCGCGATCTCAGCGCCCACGATGGCCTGATAGTCGATTTGCTTAGCTTTGGTCTTCCCCGCCCGGAACATGTACGCACCTTTGCGCTGCGTCTTGACGCCGTTCCGTTTGCCGGTCTCCAGCCACGTCCGAATCTTCGGCCCAGCGTATTCCGCTTTCACCGTGACCCCGTTGGCCTTTGGCCATACGTCGCGGTCAATCGACGCCGCGAACTTCCCCGTCTGCCGCGGAGTCTTCAGTTTGATCGTCGCGGCGATCTGCGTCCCCACTGAGGACAACGACTTCCGGTTGGCAGCCTGAATGGTCTGCTTCGGAGCATTGAACAGCGGCCCTCGGAATGTCACAGCCATCAGATCACGCTCGCTGGGTCGGTGTAGCTGTTCGCGACCATCGCAATTGCCGGCCACATCTCACGGAACGAACCGTCTGAGGGAAGCCCTTGCGCCATCCGCCAGAGATACCGCGCGGCATCCGCCCTCACCGCTCGCTCTACATCCTCGGGATACCGCCGGATGTAGAGTTGCTTCGCTGAATGCGCCGCGGCCGTGGTGCCATTGATGCCCCGCTCCCGGATGGTAATGTCCGTAGCCGAGACTGAGACCACATCCCCGGCGTCTTCGCTCTCGACAACGATGGTGTCACCCACCGATACGAGACTCTCAACACCCTCAGAGCAGGTGAACGTCAGCCCTGTCCCATTAGCCACCGTCGCCGTCACCGCAGCCGAACCAATCAGCGCAACCTTGCGGTCCTCGTAGCCCCAGGTGCCGACGATCTGGACGCTCCTGCGGCCCGCTGGGAACGCCGTGTAATCGCCGTTGGAGTCGATGTCTATCCGGCGATAGGGCGTCCGGTTGTCCGGCCAGAGGTAGTAGTCCGTGGTGGCGAGGGTCTCTTCATACATCCGATCGCCGTCTTCATCGAACTTCAGGGTGGTGATGCTCAAGAGGTCGTTAACCCAGAGTTGGGCACAGCCACGCCCGTCGAAGTACCGGGTCTCAACCGTGGGGTGGAACTGCCGCCCGCCGGTAGCGGTACGGATCTGGCGTGACGCTTCCGCGATGGCGCCCGCAAGCCGCTGATCGTCACCGTTGTACCCGGTGCCGTTCATGTCTGCTCGCAAGTCCAGGACGCGGGCGTAGTTCATGCGGGCACCGCCTCAGCGACCGGCATCAACTGGTACGTGAACTCCTCCGAGGTCTTCACGAACCCATAGCGCCGCAACTCGCCTTCCCAATCGGGATGCGAGTGGTGCATGGGTGTGGCCGTGTCCTCAAACCCAGACTCCGAGATCAGCAACCCACCGGGCTTGAGGATGTGGCGGATGCGTTCTAGGGCGATAGTGGGGTCTTTGATGTGCTCGAAGACGTGCCAGCACGAAACCACGTCGTAGAAGTTGGAGCGCCACACGATCCCATCGCCTGCGAACTCGGCATCGAGGCCGTACTTCTTGGCCCGCCAGTTCGCGAACGTGCGCATCTCATCGTTCGGTTCGTAGCCTGAGACCTTGTAGCCGTTCTCAGCGGCTGTGAGGCCCAGCGTCCCGATGCCAGAGCCGTAGTCGAACCACCGCTTGCCAGTGCCGTCGAGGGTGGACATCACCGGGCACCCACCTGCGATGTGCCAGTTGGCGAGGTCGAGCGCGTAGAGTAGCCCCACATCTCGCCGTCGATACCAGTCCTCTTCGGATTCCCCGCCTCTGGTGTTCCAGAGGTTGAACAATGCTCCGGTGGCCGTCGCCATCATCCGCATCACATCGCCGGGGCGTTCTTCGGCCCATTCCGCGAGGTCGTCAACCAGCGAGTCGATCAGCGGCACCCCGCATTTGCGGTCCCTGCCCTGGACTTCCAACTGGTCCGTGCCCGTGGAGGGCAGCGCGGAGAAGTCCTTGCCGATGTCCCCCACGGTGTAGGGATACAGGCCCATGTGCTGGAGGATGATCGACTGGTCAAACCATGCCTTAAATCCCAACTGGCGAGCGCGTTCCCCGAAGGCCCAATCCTCAGAGAGATAATGGAAACTGCCCGGCTGGTCTTCGATGGTGAAGGGTGAAAACACCGGCCAGAATGGACGGTCGCCGCCCTTCGTGACCTTGTGAATCTGGTGTGTTCCGTCCGCATCTTTGAACACCGCGCCAGGGGCGACCATGGCCTCCAGCACGTCGCGGTGAATGGCCATGAATCCCGTCGCCAGGTATTCCAGTTCGAGCGGGCGGCGCTCCGGGGTCTTCTCGATGCGGAGTTTCGATCCTGAGAATACACGCGAGGAGATGTGCGGGTCTGTGTGGGAACGGGTGACGTACACGCCGCCGTAGATGCTCCGGGTCTCGCGGCACCCCTCGACGATCTTCCAGAAGTCCGCGGCTTCCCAGACCACATCATCGTCAACGATGACCATCACGTCGCAATGCTGAAGTTCAGGCGCTTCGAGGAAGCGGGTAGCCATGAGCGACCGGGTGCGCGAGATCAGGGCGTCGTTCCACATCGGTTCCCAGATGACGGGTTCTTGAGTGGGGTTACTGCAAATTGAGGCGAAGATCGCCGTGGCTGTGCGAACGTCGAGATTTCGCCAAATTGACGCACCAATGAAGACTCCGGGCATTCATTTCCTCCGCGATGGCCTTCCTGCGATTCGGTTGGACTGTTGCTGAGGAACGAGCACTTCCCGCGCCGTCTTGAGTTCGCGCACCTTGCCGGCCACCACTAGCTCGGCTGCGATCTCATCCGGCAATTCGTAACGCTGGCCTGGGAACAGGGCTTTCGTCCCCGTCCCCAGCTTCGCGTCACATTGCGAGAGTGCTTCGACGTGCATCTAGAACAGCACGTGTGAGATGGAGGCGAGTGAGACGTTGGCCTCCGGGGTGAGGACGGCACGGACTACCAGCGGCCCACCGGCATACGGGACATAGGACATCTCGAACGCCGTGCTCTGGTTGGTCTTGTTGGTCACCTGAGCGTTGGAGTACGTGGTGTAGTTCACGTTGCTCCAGTTGCCGTTGGCCGGGTCCGAGGGGAGATCGTTCGTCTGGAGACGAGCTGCCACCGCAGCCGAACCAGTGAGGGCGCCGATGTGCAGGATGAAGTACCCGCCACGATACCCGGTGAGGTCGATCGTGGAGCCGTTCACGTCGGCGTTTGAAGATCCGCCGTTCCGCGAGGCGGGGACAACCGAGGAACCCTGCGTCAGTCCGGTTTGCGGCGAATGGAGGGGAGACATGCGACCCATCGTCGTCTTCCTTTCTTTGGGGGAGGGGCCGGGGTTGCCCCCGGCCTCAGCGCGGGGGATTAGCCCTTCAGAATGCGGAAGGCGTCTGCGAGCGCATACGCCGAGTCGTAGCGTTTGCGGGCTTTGAAAGCCACCTGGTCGGTGTTGAAGTACACCGAGTCATCGCGGTACACCGACATGCCGAGGCGGTCGGTGAAGTAGTACTGCTGGAAGTCACCGATGGCCCCGAGTTCCTCGCCGGAGGAGATGGTCGAGGCATCATCCCAACCAGTGCCGTCGAAGATGACCACCGGCCGACCGAGAAGCTGCGTCCCAGGTGCGCCGGTCAGCAGGTCAGCGAAGTGCATACCCGCCGAGGCCGAACCCACGGAAACGATCAAGCTCATCAGGCTTGAGGTGATGTGCCAGGTCGCGTTGCGGCGCCACTGAGCCGGAAGCTCGAAGTACGCCTTGACGATTTCCAGAGCGGTCGGGGGAGAGGCGAACACGTCCGTGATGTCCGAGATCGCGCCCTGTGGGGAGAGCGTGGTGCGGAGACCACCCGGTTCCGTGGTTCCGTCGCCTTCGATGGCTTGCTGGTCTTCGTAGCGGCCGGCTTCCTCGCCGTAGATCTGCCCCAGCAGAGCCGGGATGTTCACGGCAGTGTCGGAGAGCAGTTCCACCGAAAGGCGGTTGTTCGTGCCCGACTTGCGAATGGTGAACGGAACGTAGCTGAAAGCGGGGTCCGAGTCGGCCTTGCTTTCCTCTTCCGCGATACCGGCCCATGTGACCGTGGTAATCGTCGGCCAGGTGCCACCGTCGCGGGTCGTGGTGAACACGCGCGAGATCGGGCGAGTAACGCCGCCCATCTTGCCGGGGTTGTGGATCACTTCGAACCGCTGGTCCGTGGGGACGGTGTAACCGCCTTCGGAGTCAGTGTCTTCCTGGAGGGCGTTGAGCGCCTTCAGGGCGTCCGGGCGATGCTCGCGGAGCCACGCCTTGCCCTTGCGGAGGTAGAGCGCAAAGGCCTCTTCCTGCTGAGCCTTGACATTCCGCAGTTCCGGGCTGAGACGCTTGAGGATGTCCGGGTGCTGGACAGCCACGGCCTTGCCGCGAATCCAGCCTTCGGAGTTCTCCGTCGCTACCGGGAAAATGTTGTCGCCAATCTTGATGAACTTCGACGGATCGACGTTCGCGGTATCGGCGTTGACCGGCTTGATCTGCGCCGCATCATCCTTGTTGCGAAGATCAGTGGCCATCTGCGCCACTTCCCGCTCAGGAGTGCCCATCGCCTTCTCAGCGTCGGCCACCTTTGCAGCGTTCTCGTAGGTGTGCCGGCGCTTCTCGGCGTCGGCCCAAGCCTTGTCGAAGGCTTCCTTGTCGTCACTGACCCTCCCAGCGGCAGCGACTGCTTCAGACCATTCGTTCTTGAGTTCAGTGAGCGTAGGCATGGATAACCTCCATTTGGGCGGCGGCTACTAGCCGTCGCGCTGCGTCCTGCCAACTGGGGATGGCTGGTTCCTCAACCGTGTTGGTTGGTCCTGGGGTTGCCTGTCCGACAACCGAGTCAGCGAGTCCGGCCACCACAGCCTCTTGATCGCTAAACCACGTCTCAGCACTCATCAGCGCGCGCCAATGAGATGTGTCCTTGCCAGACCGCGCGGCATAAATGCCAGCGATCGAAGTCGTCATCGTGTCGAGTACTTCTGCCGACTTCCGGTGATCCGAAGCGGTGCCAATCGTGAAAGCAGACGCTTCGTGAATCATCATCAGAGAACCGGGGGACATCTCGATGGTGTCACCGGCCTGCGCGATCACAGACGCGATGCTCGCAGCCATTCCCATGACACGGACGTTCACCGTTGCCGGGTGCTGCTTCAGGGCGTTGTAAATCGTGGTTCCGTCGGAGACGAGTCCACCCGGAGAGTTCAGGTAGAGGTTCAGTTGCTTAGCGGTGATCTCGTTGAGCTGCTTCTGAAAGTCCGCCGCACCGACACCGCTACCAAACCCGTCGTCCGGGAAAATGGCGTCGTAGATGTACAGTTCGGCTACATCGGCTTTGTTCTCGAAGCGAAACCAGTCACGCTGAGTAACCCCCGGCCCGATTGGGCGCGAGGTGTTCTGAGAGTTCCAGAGGTTCCTGAGACGTTCTGAAAACAAAGAAGCGTTCCCACGGACGGCTCCGTTGAGGAACGCTTTCGAGGCCCGTATCAGGGCCGAAGTGCGCTAGTGCTATGCGTATGTTCGAATGCGAACGCGCACCATGTCAATAGCCCGCGCCACAGTGTCGAATTTCAGTTTGCAGCGGCGGCAGTATGCACGGATTCTCCCAGGCACCTCGACGGCACAGATAAACCCGTGACATTCAGGACAACGAACATCAATCACGCGCCAGCCTCCCTGAGTATCCCTTCCACCTGACGTTCCCACTGCGCCGCCCCTTCGAGCGGGTTGTTGGGGTTCTTGCCGCCGCCGTCGCTCATCGGCGTAATCGTCCCGCCCATCTCGACAATCACCTGGTTCCCGTTACGGATGTAGAAGTCACCATTGGCCTGCTTCGGAAGCCCAACAGCTTCGAGTGCCTCGTTGATGGTGAACCCTCCCGTAAGCACCAGCCGAACCACTTCCCTGAGCTTCCGCGAGCGGTCCTCTTGCAGTGCCCTAACCTGCGAAAAGTCGTACGTAACGATCGCACCGCGATCGCGTGTGGTAGCGAACTCTGGGAGGAGGTACTTTTGAAACGCCCGCGCCTTTCGCATCGTGTCGGGAACCATCGTCTCAGCCCAGAATTGATGCTCTGCTTCCTCGACACCCAGCGCGTTCCCTTGCATCGCGTAGCGGGCACCAACGATCACTCCTGGGACGCCGAAGACGGAGCAGATGCGCGACTCGGAGTGGAACCTTGTCGAGTCCATTTCCATGTCGCTCTGCTTCAACCCCAGCGGGACATATTCCGATTCGTCCATGTTTAGGACGAGGACGTTGAACCAGTTCTTGAAGCCATTGAACGCCTGCCGGAAACGTCCCTTGATTTCCGTTGTCTGGTCCTGATTCATCTTGCCTTTGACCTTCAAGATTCCCATTGGCACACCGGCATTGCGGAAGAATGCCGATTCGTATGAGGTCATCTCTGAGTCAACGTCCCCTTCGGTCGCGAGGACGGCAATCTTCGACATCCCGTAGAAGTCGTTCATTAGGTTCGGTTCCATGATGTGGATCACGTCCCTACGAAGAAGCCGCGCGCGCTCTTCACCCCCGACGGTGACACAGAACACGTCCTGCTCAACGGTCCGCCCAGGTTCTATCGTCACGTAGTCCGGCCGCAGCAATTCCAGCGAGGTCACCGGGAATCCTTCGAATCCCTTCCGTGGCCCCCGTGCCTTGTGGATGTACACATTGCCGGCGGCTTCGAACTGCGTTGCCAGCAGCTCGGCAAACGCCTGACCGTCCTGGTGCTCGTTCGGGTCTCTCAAGAGATCAAGCATCCGGTGTTGCTTCAGCGGTGCCCCGTCCCTCCGCACAATCATGGGCTCAAGCGCCGCGAAACTGGTGGCCTTCTCCTTGATGCACGAGTAAATCAGGGAGTTCTTGGAGTAGCCGTCTTTGGCGTACTTCAGAGTTGGGTTGGGATTGGACTGGTCACTGCCAATTTGCCAGGTGGGGATGTACTCGGCGGCGTTCTCGGCTCGGGAGAGTTTCATCCGATTGTGCGTCCAGCCCTCGATGAGTTCTTTCATCTCACATCCCTGCCGCGAACATGAAGGTCCGCACTAGGAGACCGAGACACAACGCCGCCACCAGAGCGAAGGCCATAACGATCGGCAGAACAACGAAGCCCTGCAGCAAAGCGCGTATACGCTTCATCAATTCACATTCTAGCGCACAATCCAGCCGCCTGTATCTTCGCGCGGTTCCTGAATCGTCCCGTACACCACATGGCTCGACGCTTGCGCCGCGTCCATGATCTTCCCCTTGCGTCGCTTCTGAAGGTAATACCCGTCCTCACCCGTCTCCTTGATTGTGGCGTTCAGGATGTGCATCTCCAGGGTGTCCTGGTCGTAATGGAACCGTTCACCGGAAATCAAGTCGTACATCCCCGTCGCCGCCGCGCTCCGCTTCATGCCCTGCTGGTGCATCAGTTCACACACCAGCCCCTCGGCTTCGAGGTCCAACACCATCAACTGTGAGCCGTAAGGGTCGAAGACGTTTACCGCCACCTCGAACTCCGCGTTCAGATCGCGGATGAACTGGCGCACGTCATCCAAAGGAACCTGCCACTCCTCATCGAACTTCCCGTCCGGCTTCCGTGGCCGCTCCCACGTCTTCGCTTTGACGTACAGGCACGGCTCCCCGATGTGCCCGCACGGTCGCCCCTCACCGCTGATCCACTGGCCCCACGCAACCGCTGTTGAGTCGATCGACCGGGAGAGGTCCACGCCTACCCACGTCGGCGCTTTGTACTCGTGGACAAAGGCTTTCACGCGGCATTCTCGGAGCTGGTCGCGCGTCACCCAGGGCGAAGCGCCGTAGTCCACCCATTCGTTGCCGTAGAGCCTCCTGAAGACGCTCTCAGGCACGGAAGAGAGTTCACCGGCATAGAACCCCTCATCGACCGTATGGCCGTAACTAGGCGAAGCGAGCTTGGGGTAGTCGGGGTGGCGGTAGTCCATGTCTTCCGGTGCCTGCCACCAGCGGAAAAAGAACCCGCCGTCCTCCTGCTCACCACGTTCGATCGCCCTGCCCAGGAGGTACATCTGGCCACAGCGCGATTCCTCCAGGTCGAGGCCCGCCGTGGTAATGGCGATCTGCATCGGCTGTCTACGCGCCGCGGAGCCGGTGTTCAGCGCCGCCCACAGTTCGTCCCCTTCGCCGGCCAGCCATGCATGGAGTTCGTCGAGGATGACGCCGTGGATGTTCAGCCCGTGCTTCGTGCGCCCCTTCGAGGTCAACCGCTGGATGAACGAGTACGGGTCTGCCTTGTTGGTCAGCCGCGTGGCTTCGACTGTCACCAGTTCCGCCAGCGGTGCGCCGTCCAGCTCGCACATCCTCCGCGCCGCCTCGAAGACCATATCGGCCTGGTCCTCACTCGCCGCCGCGCAGTAGATCGCCGCTGAGCGTTCCCCGTCCGCGAGCATCAGGTAGAGCGCCAGCGCCGCGGCCAGTTCGGTCTTCCCCGCCTTGCGAGGGAGTCCAATCAGCGCCCGTCGATACCGCCGCACCCCATCGGGTTTCACCTCGAACAGTTCGTAGAGGAGTTTCTTTTGCCAGGGGAGCAGGACGAAGGGGTCGCCCGTCCACCGTCCGTTGCTCAGCAGGCAGAAGCCTTCGATGAACCGGATCACCTTCCCGCCCGTGCTCCAAAACTCGCGGCCGTTCACCTTGACGAGTTGGGCACCGTGGCAGGGAGGAGATGCGATGGTCATGCGTACCAGTACCCAACGGCTCGCTCACGTTCATCCGCCAACTCCGCTACCGAAGGAGCGAGCATTTCGAGAAGTTCGATCAGGACATCATCCCGTTCGGCATGCTCCGCTTCGATGTCCGTGAATGCATCCTTGGACGGTCGCGAACGAAACCACGCTTCGGCTTTCTTAATCGCTTCCTCGGCATCACTCATAAGTCACCATCCAAGTCGATCACTTCCGGCACGTCCTCACTGAGCAACTTCAGCAGGTCGTTCGCTGACTTCCCCGCCTCGCTCACCGTGAACTGCAGCCGCCACCGTGCCATCGGGTTCATCCCGAATCGGTCGCTGTACTTCTGAATCCGCTCGCTCAAGTCCTTCACGTCGATCGCCAGCGGGTTCCGCTTCAACTGGCCGTGGCTCCCCTCGATCAGCGGCTGCTTCTTGATCGCCGCCCTGAACCGCGCCCGTTCATCCACGCACCGCGCCCAATCCTCCAGGTCTTCCCGGTCGGCTTCGATGTCCACCGCGGCGCTCACTTCGCTTCGCCAGAACGATTCCCACACCGCTTTTCCCGCTGGCCCAAGGTCGCTCGGCGGCGCCGGCGCAATGAACGCATCCGGTCGGGCCAACACCGTCATTCCACGGCCACGACCGCCTCGCCTGTTCGCCAACAGTGCCGGGTCTTTCTGTCTTGCTCCAGCCACTTAGTTCACCACGCAACCATTATCGCGATTCTGTACAGACGCGGAGTTGAG